GCCGCCCTTTTTCATACCCTTTTTCTTCATTGCCATTTTAACCTCCTGTGAAAAACGTGTTGTATGGCACGAACTTGATCGATGATGAGTCTGTGTCCTCGCCTGCCGCAAGCTCAAACTGAAACTCATACTCTTGTTTAAGCGGTGCCACACGGGCCGCCACTTCGGGCTTTTTCATCGCAATGTAGTAAGCAAGCCCAGACGCCAGACAAGGAACAAATCTTGGTGGCATATCTGCCGTTGTTCCAATACCGGACGAAACTCCGTCTATTCCCTTTAACCTGTAGTAGAAAAGGGTGTATGTACTCAAATCAGGAACAGGCCACAGAGTGACGTTCACTTGTGTGGCCTGACGATCTACAAAAATTTGGTTAGGGCGTCCCTGAGTATTTTTTGAGCTTTGTTTAGCATATGTCGAAACGCTGATACGACTGACATTAGTATCGACTTGAGACGTTCCAGTGCCGGTTCTAATTTGATGCTCAATGAGATCAATCGTGTCCGTAGGGAGCGTGTAAGTTGCCGTCCCTGCTGTAAGAGCCTGTGTGCCTTCTTCGATAGTCCAGAGATTAAGTCCACGGTTCTGCCACTCCAATGTTAACAGGTTGAGGCTTCTTCGGGCTGTCTTGAGATCATATCCCGTGGTCATTTGAAGACCGGCCCTCTCAAAAGCCTCTTCAAATATTTCAGGAAGATCAGGCGTCACTACTGCCATTAGGTGCTTCTCCTGTGCGCTCTGGTCTTAGCGGCAATCTTTTTGGGCTGCCTTGAGAATTGCTTCCCCGCTTTCTTAGCTTTCCGCTTTGCCCTAGTCGTTGCCGCATACTCCTTCGACGAAAGTGACTTGATAGCACTAGCCGGTAAATATCTTTCCCCGGTAGCTTTCGGACCCTGCGTGGACGGCTTGCCACTTTTCGTCCTCCACTTCTGCTTCGTCCAAGCCTTCAGACTTCTCTGTGGTTTCTTCAAAGTCATTTCATTGTCTCGATTTCCTAATCGCCTCTAATGTCTCCCTAAGCGTAGGCGGCTTCTTCTCATTCGGCTTATACTTGCATTGTATCTCTCTTGGCGAATACTCCGAGGGGTCCATCCATACGCTGTCAACAGTGTTATTCGGACCAGCATATATGCAAACACGCTTGTCGTCTATGATGTCGCACCCCTTGAGACGACACATGACATACTCTGGGTAAGTCTCTGCATTTGCACTATGTGATTTGAGAAGCAATACAAACGATGTGAGAACGGCCATGCCCGCCCCTATCATAATGGCCCAAGCAACAATTTCTACAAACTTACGACGCCGCTCTCTTTGTGCATACAAAGTTTCCTGCCTGCGTTTGCGAATCTGGCCCTCCATCTTGACCAATTCGTCCCACTTGGACTTACCCAAAGTAAGGCTAATCCATTGTTTTAGCTCATATCTTTGCTGTTCAGCTTTCTGCTTATTGGCAAACGCAGTGATAGCCTCCTGCTCGACCGATTGGCCGCTAAACAGTTTTTTGAATATAGGGGGGTTTTTGGCCTCTTTTTCGGCCTGATCCAAGTCAGATAAAGCGCCCATCCACCTTGAGAGGTCGCTTGCCATAGATTCAATATCTTTGCCGATGGCAAAGCCCTTTTTCAGAGCGCCAAAGGCCGCTGATGCTGTGGCCATTGCAGATATTGGGTCCATCAGTATACCTTTGTGTTCTTGTCAACCATCTTAGGAAGACAATATGACGTTATGTTTTCTCCCTGTTTGTGCAGTCTTTGAGCGAAGTAAATACACTCATTTACATCCGCGAAGTACATATCATTGCTAACGAGCCTTCTATCCTCCCCAGCGCCCAAAAAAACGAAGAGGAGAAAGGCATGTTGCATTGCTAACTCTTGTAACCTCCCCCTGCTTTTTTGTAGGCAGATGCTAACATCTGAGCCTTTCTGGCTGACCATTGACCGGGAGCGCCGCCCTTTCCACCAGCTTTGATCCTGTTAAAGATCCGCTTACGCAGGCCCGGTTTGGTGTAGTTGCCAGACTCGTTGACTCTCGATTTTGTTTTGCCACCCTTGCTAAACTTCAATGTCTTCAAAGTTTTTGCTTGTTTGGCATGTAGCTTTGAGGCCTTCTTTAGCCCCTTCACCACATCATCTACTTTCTTCTTCGCAATGCCGCCATGATTCATGGCTATAGGCTTTTTCTTTTTACAGAGCATCTTTGCCGCTCTCATCAGAACCTCCTACGCTCTTCTGTTTGTCTTGCCTGCGGTTCTTGTCCGCTTGAAAGACCTGTTCTTAGAAGCAGAGACAACCTTCAGATTAGATCTCCTGTTGTCCCTAGGGTTTCCGTTCCTATGGGCGACATCCTTGCCATCACCCTTTCTTACCCTCCCAGCAGCCGCCATCTTGCGCCTTGCCGTATTCCTGCCAGCCCTAGCCTTCTTCTGGCTTGTAGCGGACTGATAGTTCTTATACTCAGACCTGTAGTTGCGCTTACCGCTGGATGCCACGGGTCTTACCCCTTGTTGCCACGCCATCAATAGAACGTGTACGTTTAGACATAAAAATCTTGCCGCCACCTGCCATCCTGTCAGCGCCGGGCATCATGTTGGCCTGCATGCCGGACGCCATGTTAGCCTTAGAGGCCTTTTTGGCCTCTAGCTTTTCTCGTTTTTTCTTCTGCTCTCTTGCCGCAAGGCCAGATAAACCCGCAACAGGTCCTAAAGCACTAAGCGCATCGGATATTGGACCCCTTCCTTTGGCAACACTGTAAATAGGAGAGAGGGTCTGTAGAAAGCCGCCTACATTCTTCTTTTTCATCCTATTCCCCTTTAGTTGCTGTTGCATGGAAGCTCGCGATATTGCCATCGTAGCTCCTTCCCGTGAACTCTTCCCACATTGGTTTCAACATGCTGTGTAGCTCATCAATCTTCTGACTGTTGTCATCGATCTTTACGGACATAACAGCAACGCTCTTGTCCACGCCTATCAGCGTAGAGGATATCCATGTAACGCCAGTGGCGCACATGCCCACAACGGATACGAACAAAGTTCCGGCTATGAATTTAGAACTCAACATTTCCATCTCTTCCTAGCCTGACGAAGCCTGCTGTTCGGATTCTTTGCAGCCTCCGGGAACTTTTTCATTTGCCCAGCAGAACGGGCGCAGAAAGACTTTCTACGCTTCGCTGCTTTACTGCCGGGTTTTACCTTGCCTGTAACCGCTGTCTTCAGCTTGCTACCGGGATTTTTGCGCCTGTAAGCCGCAACGCCAGCCTTTGTCATGCCAGCGCCGGACTTTGTAGGACGGAAGTTCTTCTTGTTTCTGGGGGGCATCTTGGCCTTACGCTCTGCCATGATAACCCCTACGAGAGAAACACCGTCACGCTAGAGCAGTTAGTCAGATCCAGATAAACATCAGATTCAAACAATATTCCGTTATCAGGAATATTCACCGAGAAGGTGCTAGATGTGCCAAAGGCAACATCTAACTTTGTCGTCCCGCTGGAACCCCCGTCTTTGAGAACGACTTGAGGGCTGCCTGAACCGGCTGTCTTTACTGAGATCTGACGCACACGAACCCTGCCATCGTACACCGTAGCGTCCGCTGTCTTGGTTACCGCGAATACATCAGACATCGCCATTACAGCCTCCTATTTTAGCTGTCAGCGAAAGGTGTTGCCGCGCTGCCCGATCCTACAAGAACGCCTTGCACAAGATACACGTTGTCTTTTACAGCCGTAACTTCAACGTAAGATCCCTTGTCCCCACCAGTTGTGGTTCCATTCATCGAAATTACGTCGTTGGTTGCGCCCGGCACAAAGGTAGAGGAAGCGTTGCTGTCGCCCATTACCTCTAGAGACCCGACAAACTTATCTGTTCCATCTGTCTTGATGTCACAGTCAGAGCAGTCAGTTTCGATGTAGAAACGATAAACTGCACCAAAATGGTTGTTCACTGTCGGATCATCATCGCCAGCACTAGCCCCCTTGGAGCCTGAAGCAATGGTTGGAAGAGTGATGGCACCGTCAGCATCGTTGACGGTAATCAGTCGCCCAGCATGATCTGCAAAGGTGAGGGTTGTCTCTGCGGTAATATCAATTACCGAGTCCGGTCCTGCGGTTACAAAACCACGGCGAGAACGTACCGGACCTGAAAAGGTCGTATTAGCCATGAGGAACTCCTTGTCTTGGCCAGTGTCAGCTAAATGCTGTCAAGGTTCCTAATTACTATACACAAAAAAGGGCGGTGTGAAACCGCCCTTCTTATTTTTCTTGCATAGAAAGTTACAGGTAACTTCACGAAGACTGAATCAGCCTCCGCGAGAACCGTACATTCCAAGCGGATCGGAGACACCGAAGCTGTAACGCTCACGAGCCTTGTACCGTACATTGCCGGTGTCAAAGTCGCCGTCCATAGAGGTTGCCATAGGCGTCCTGACAAAGTGCTTCATTCCGTTAGGAACGTCGGTTGTCAGGAAGAACGCATCGGTATCTGTCAAATAGTGATTGACACGATACCCCTCTGGAATCGACCCGTTGTTACGGATCGCGTTCAGATCGTTATCGGCAGTGCCAGTGCGAAGATCTGTTTCCAGTATGCGAGTTGCCACAAACATCAACGCTGGCGGGACAATCAGCTTACGAGGACGCGCTGCAATCAGAAGGCCACGCTCATCTACATAAGCTGCGATCTTGATTACTGCGTCTTCCAGTGATGTCTCGTTCAGATCAACATCTGTTGACGGACGGTTTGCGTTAGTTCCACCAGCCACTGTCGGGTGAGACGCATTAAACAGGGTGACACCATCTCCAGATTGGAACGTGGTGAAACCATTGTTTAACAGGGCCGCAGCCTTGACCTGCTTGGTGTAAGCCATGGCCCGTGCAAGAGCCTTGGTGTAACGAGCCGAAAGAGCGTCGTAGAGGTTGTCTTCCATAGCTTCTTCGGTCACCGAGAATCCCATCGCAACCGTTTCGTGGTTGTAACGAGCAGTGAACGATTCCTGTGCGGAATCGAAGGTAATGGCAGAACCCTCTGGCTTAACCGGCGCTGCGGCGAAACCAGATAATTTTACCTCTTCCTCAAAGCTACGCTCTGAGTTCTCCGTTTCGTAGATCTCGGCATGTTCGTTTTCGTACTTTTCGTACTCAAGACCAAACAGTGCGTTAAGACCGGGGAGTAGCTCCTTCAGGAGTTGTGCGCGTGTAATAGCCATTTTCTACTCCTTATGACGAGCCAGTGGTTGATGAATGCTGATGGTAATTGAACTTACACACCAGAATCGGGAAAGACGTACCCTTTTCGTCACCCTGATCACCGCCCAGATAATCAATAATCCGAATTGGATTCTGAGCATCTGTGCTGATTTCAGAAATGTCCAACGCAACGCGGCTGACTTTCAGCGAGGTGTTGGGAGCAGTTTGGACGAGAAGAGTGTTCTTGCCATAGATATCACCAGTGTTAGTCGGCGCACCATCTGCTTGAATGGTGAACAGAACACTCGGATCATCAACAACATACGCCATGATATCGGAAGCAGCAGTGCTTGCCGGATATAGCTGGCTGAACGTCTTTTGATTGGTGTTCGGATCTGTGTACGAACAACCAAGGAAGATACCGACGATATCGATTTCAGTCGAATCATCGCCAGTGGCGGACTGCTTTTCGATTGTGGTTGCGGTTCCACCGTCAACCAGTTGAACAACATCCCCTGTGGCAATTGCTGTGCCATAACCCGAAGCAATCGGGTACTGACGGAAAACCTCAAGAGAGCCGTTATCAAGACGACCAATCGGGCGCAGACCGAAGGGAGCGGCTACTGAAGACATGTGTCTCTCCTTCTAATCAAGCCATTTACAATGGTAAGCGCCCCGTAAGGGTTACTTACCAAACGAAGTTTTAGTCGTGCGCTCTGGGTTCAGAACGGGCATGCGTGGATCAGACTGACGGAGATAACTATTATCAACAGCATCCTGTTGATCTTGGTTCATCTGTTGGTGCGCATCAGTTCGTGAATCAACGTATTCTGTGGAGTTTTCGCAGAGGAGCAAACCCCCAACCTCAACATTACCCTCAAAACGAGAATCGTGATCGGGTATAACTTGTAACTCCGGATGATCTTCTGCCTTAGCCGGTGTCCACCCATTGCGGAACTTAGACGACACATTTTTGTTGTCTGCATCACCCATGAGAGATGTGCGTACCCAGCGGTACTCAACGCCCTCACGAGGCTCTGGATCAGGCAACATTGTCGGCCTTTGCCACGTTTTCTTGCGCTCTTGCTTGTCTCTTGACTCGTTTGAGCGAGGTGTACGGTTAGACATTAGATGCCTCCTTCATAAGTTGCGCCGCGTATTGCTCTGGTGTTAAACCAAGCCTCTTGGCGAGGGAGACTTGAGTCGAGGTTAGTTGCACTCTGCGTGGTTTTTTTGCACTCCTATTAGCGGGGGCAACCACGTTACCAGTCTGACGGGGCGGTGCTTCCTCAATTTCTACCTCGTCAAACTTGTCTGGAAACCTTTTGCGCATAGCCTCATCGACTGCGCTATAATACTCTTCTACCCTTTGTGGGTTTGCTGGATCAATACCATTCTTTTTTAGTTTTTCATGAACACCGAAAGCAAATCCAGTCATTTCTTCGTCTTTACCAAACCATTCGTTCTGTGCCGCCCACTGTTTCGTGCGGTCATCAACCTCATATTTTGGCTGCTGTACTGGTTGCGCTTGGGGGACCGGGGTCTCCTGTTCCCTTTTGGCTGGCTTGTAAGACTCCACCTTGAATTTTTCGTTCTGTAGGGCGGTCAATTTTTCCTGAGCTTCGATCAGCTTGTCAGGATCACCTGTTTCATAGGCTTCTTTGTAGGCTGCTTTTGCAGTGTTAATCTGAGCTTCAACGCGGCCCTTCGCCTGCTCAACAAGAGTGGACTCCCCATCTTCTAGGGTTTTCCGCAACTTTTTGTTTTCTTCTTGAACCTTCTGAGCGTAGGCAATGGCCTCTTCACGAACACGCTGGGCCTCTTCTTTTGCCCTACGCTCTTCGTGATACTCATACTTGATCTGTTTGATGCGCTTTTGAACATTCTCTCCATAGTTGGAGATCTCGTCATCCTCGCTCACCTCTGGCTCTTTTTCAGCCTCTTTCTTAGAGCGATTGCGATCTTGTTCCGGAGTGTCATCGACGATATCGATTTCAAACTCTCCAGTATCAACGGTTTCTACCTCGTTCTCTTGAGGCAGGTCATCAAACTTTTCTGCTGGGTTCGTACTCATGCTCTTGTGTATCCTCTTGGGTCTTCGACAACAGCCTCTACTGTGTCGTCGTTGATCAAACGAAATTCCTGCTTATCAATCTTGAAACGTGTACCTGAATACGATCTGAAGATGACAAAGTCCCCTTCTTTGCAATAAGGGCCATTAGGAAACTTGTCTCTGTCCATATACGCATCAGGTCCAGCCTTGACCACAAAGCCAATGACTGAAGCTGTTTGTTCTGCTGATTTGAGGGAATCCGGCATAAAAACGCCGCTATCCGTTTTCTCTTTAACCTCTAAAGGCTTTATCAAGAGTTTGTAGCCCGTAGGCTCTGGTATTTTAGTTGCGACCTTCTGATCGACTTCTTTTGTTGCAGAATACATCTGTCTTCCTTGCAGTGATTGAGGTTCACAGTACCTTGCGGTGTTACCCGAATTAATCCTCTTGGAGCAATTTTTCCAAATCTAATACATCTCTCTCCACTAAAGCAAGTGCTTCTACCTTGCCAACAAGACGCATGTAGGACTCGTAGTCCTCGCAACCCCCGCCAGCCATGTGGTCTGCGATGTGATTCATGTACTCCCTGATCTTTTGCCTTACTGCTTCAAGTTCATTCATTTTGTTCCACTATCTCCCTTGCTATTTCACGCCCAAGCTCTATCCCGTCCCTAATGTCCTCTCGACGGATATTCTCTGCGTCTTGGGCGATTTGAACACCGAGCCTTGCGCCCTCGCGCTTCTCTTCAGACTCGATACGATCTTTCTGCACCTCAACATTCGCAGCCTTGGCCTGAGCGTCTGACTGCAATTTAGCAATATCAAGTTGCTTCTTATGCTCAAACTCCGCTTCCTTCAGCGCCAGTTCACGCTGCTGGATTTGTGTGAGCGGATCTTGCTGTTTTTTCATAGCCTCTTCTTGCGCCATCTCTGCCTGATCCTTCTTCAACAGCTTTGCAGCCGCCTCAGATGCAAGGCGAGAGACCTCAATCTCAATGTCTTCCGGCAGAGGCTTATCTTCATCTGGCATGCCCACACCGAGATTCTTCTCAATCTCTTTACGATACTGGAACGCCACATGCTCTGTAACATGAGCCGCCATAGCAGCTTGGATCGCCCCAGCGAATGGGCTTTGCCCGATGATCTCTTGCAGCTTTGGATCTTGCGCCGCAGCCAAGTGAACCTGAATGTGGGCCTCATGGTCTTGATACTTAAACGCCTTGACCGGCTCCTGCTTGAGGATGGCCATGTTCTCTGTGACCGGATCTGCTGGCTTGATGTCATCAGGCAGCTTGATAATCTCGTCAGCATCCTTGATGCCCAGAACCTCTAGCATCTGCCTGTGCAGCTTGCCCATGTCGTACAGGTTTGGTGCCTGCTGCGCCAACTGAAGTGCCGCCTGATACTGAACCACGCGCTGTGACATGGTTGCCGCGTTTGGATCAGATACCGGAACAACATCAACACGGTCATCAAAGTCTTTGCGGCGGTCAAACTCACCATCCATTTCGTAGGCATACTCTGAAGGCATGTAGTCCTTGATGACTATGGCCAGCAAACCAAGCTCTCGTTTGAGGGCGGCATGCAGTCTGGCCTGAACACCAGACATCACTTTCATGCTGCGCTCCATCAAAGCGAGAGTTGTGCCTACTGGCGCTTGTGGATTGAGGTTTCCAACTTGTACATCCGCAACGGAGCCAACCCTGCGCCCCTCTTCGACGATGTTTCCAAGAAGTTGATAGAGTACCGATGACGGCTCCTTGTAAGGAAGGAATGCAATAGAATCCCGAATTGCACCACCCGGTACGTCCACATCGCGGAACTCACCCGGCATGAGAGGAGAATCATCACCCTTAATGCGAAGACCCCTAGCTTTGAGGCCAGCTGGGAGATTTGATAGAGTGCCAGCATCAATAAGCTGACGAAGAATAGAAGTGGCGCTCTTAGCAAGACCGCCAATAAGATGAATAAGGCCCGTTCCATAAAACCCGAGGCCCGGTAAGTACCGATAATGTACGAAGTGTTGTCTCTTACGTTTCTTAGGATCTCCCTCATACCAGTTCCTTCTCACTGACAGGACGATCTTTGAAGATTTGTCTAGTGTAACAACATACGGACGAGCGATGCCATCTGGATCATCAAACGGCTCAGGCATGTTCAGATCGACATGTGCCTCAAGGATTGTGTAGCGGTCATCATCTTCTATAACTGCGCTTTCGCCTTCGATCTCATCATACTTCTCTTGAATGTCAGAATAGTCTGGCTCTGGGTCTGGCAATTCTACATCCCGATAGAAACCGTTGACCTGAAGCTCAACAATCTCATTCGCGTTCTTCTTCATCACATGAGTGTATCGGGGGCATGTGGCGAGATCAGATGCGCCATAAGAGACAACGAAGTCCTCTGCCGGAACAAACATGGCAGCGGGGCGCTCCATCAGCGGATCATAGTAAACCTTTTTGAAAGCAGAACCAGCCAGAGGAAGGCGGAAGAGCATCTGCTCTGTCTCATCCCTGTACTCTGTCATCTTCTCTGTCAGGAGATAGTTCATCTCCTCTTCGACACGCTGCGCCTGCTCTGCCTTGTCCGCGTCTTTGCGGCCTACGATCTTGGTGCGTACAGGACCAGAGGCGGGGAATAGCTCTCCCATTGCTTGAGCTTGGAAACGAACAACAGCTTCTGTGAGAAGGGGGTGAAACACGCCAGCAGCACCTTGCCAAGGCTGGGTGCGCTCTTCAATTTTCATTCCAAGGAGATCAAGTCCGCGTGTGTAGCTTCTTGCCCAATCACGGCGAGATTGCTTGTCGCTTTCAAAGTCTGTAACCAATTCGGATGCAAGAGACTCAAGATCTGCGTCATCCATGTATTCGGCGAGATTGGCATCATGCTCTGGTCCCATGATCTCATCGACCATGTCTCCGGAGAAGTCTATGACCATCGCGCCGTCACTGTCGGATATGGAGACCGCTTCGGGGTTAACAATCTCAACCTCGACAGCCTCTGTACCCTCAGCCTCGACATCGGATGGTGTCATTTGCTTTTCGACTGCCATTTCAAATCCCCTTAATAATAATCAACCGGCCTTCTGTAGGTCGGCTCATCATCCCATTCATCCATGGTCGTTCTGATCCAGCCTCCTTGACGGAATCTCAACAGTGCCTGAGTGGTGGAGTCAACCAAATCATCATGATCTCCAGATGGAAATGAGGCGCACTCTTCGATAACCTCATCAGCCCAACGAGTCGCTGGACACCATATAACACCACTAGCGAATAAGTCACTGACCGCATTTACACGGGCTATCTTATCCTGACCTCGCGAAGGTGTAAACTCCGTGACCGGAATACCCATAGCGCGAAGCTCAAAGATCAGTGGAGATCCCGCTGCTTTCGCCTCGACAATCATCTGATCCGGCTCGTATTCCCAGTATTTTTCGTATGCCGCCCTTTTGAGATCAGGAAACTCCAGCTTTTCTTTGTATGCGTCCAGCAATATCAGATTTGGCTGCGAATCCCCGTTCTCATCGGGGTGATAAAAGACTCCCCACGTTGTACAGGCGCTGTAGTCAGCCCTTTGAGTCTTCAAGAACGCGGTATCCCAGCTTTGAATGATGGCTTCACATGGCGGCGGGTTCGGCCTGTCCCAATCCTGCCACCATTCTCGCTTTATCAGCGCACCTTCTTCCGAAGTTGGGTTCTGTTGGTACTGAGCAGACCACTTTGAGACAGGAAGTTCAGCTTTTAGGGACTCAAGCTGGTCAATCGGCCAAAATTCAGGCCACAAAGGCTGGCCAGACGGCATGATTGCGGGGAGTTCTATGACTTCCCACTCGTCAACGCCCTCTTTTTGGGTGACAGACTTGATGATTTTGCCTGTCAAGTCCCTTGTGGACCACCTTGTCATCACAATGATGATGGCTCCCCCCGGCTGAAGTCGCTGTCGGGGGCCAGATGTGTACCATTCGTAGGTTTTCTCGTAGACTTCCGCGTTGTAAGCGCCTAATGCGGCCTCTTGCTCCGAGTGCGGATCATCAATAATCAGAACATCCGCGCCTTTACCCGTAACAGCACCGCCAACACCGATAGCGAAGTAGTCACCACGCTTGTTTGTGTTCCATCTTCCCGCTGCTTTGGAGTCAGAAGACAGTTCGATGCCGGGGAAAACGCTTTGGAAGTCGTCCTGACCTATCAGGTTCCTCACCTTACGGCCAAAACCAACTGCCAGTTCGGCAGTATGTGCCGTCTGAATGATCTTCTTCTCTGGGTATCTGCCAAGAAACCATGCCGGAAACAGGTATGAGGCGAACTCCGACTTGGTGTGTCGGGGTGGCATGTTGATAATCAGGCGTTTCAGTTCACCGTTTGCCACACGCTCAAAGGCATCTGCCATGATCTCATGGTGCCGACCACCAATAAAAGCAGGCCACATCTTTCTCACGAATGTCAGGAAATCAACACGCGACTCTTCGCGATCTTTTGCTTCTTCCAACTCGACAATCAGGTCGAGCATCTCTTTCTGATCTTCTACAGGAAGGGTGTTTATCTTTGCTTTTATCAAAGCAAGATCGTTCATTCACGGCCTCCAAAATAATGACGGCGGGGAGCGGAAAGGAACGCTACACCCGCCGGGGATGCAGGGAGACTGACATCCCCCGAAACTATAAACCCAGTCTCCCTATTTAACCATCCCCTTATATAGCATCCACTTTTTTGGGACGGCCTCTCTTTCTCTTGGGTGGGGTAAGAGTGGCACTGGCCTCAACGACCCTCTTAGGTCGTCCACGTTTTTTTGGGGGGGCTTTTCCACCAACCCATGCTTCATTGAAGCTAGGTGTTTTCTTATCGTCTCCCACAAGTCTCCCTTTCTCATCCCTAGCCCTTTCAGGTTCGTCTTGAACCAAACTAGGAAAGAAAGCCTTCATAAATGCTTTTAACATCATTTTTCCTTTCTGACAGTTAAAGCCCTTATATTATAATATATATATATTTTAATAGATATGACTAATGTATTATAATGTATTAATTAAGAGGCTTGGGAGATAGATATGCCTTTCTTACAGAGTAACATAAATCATTTCAAATGCTGGGTTAGACGTGAGTACACATGTAATCACATGAGGTATCATGGTGAGTTTCTGCATGCGATGTGTATTGCAGTGACTACAATGCCTAATCGGTGTTTGAGTTTTCAGGTGATATTCACAGGATGTGAATCGGACGATGAAGACGAGCCGAATGTGCATGGTGGGGCCATGTGGGCCAGAATGCCCATCACGGCTTTAGTGGGGGATACAGCCTTTGAGGATTGGCCAGAACCGATGCCGGTCCACTACGCCCAGCCATGGGATTGCATGTCACATACCCACTCCGTCTACACACTGAACCGGGCAACACCTTGTCCGTGGTTGGCAAAAGTGGATAGTGAGTTCTATCCCGCAAAGTATCTATTCACAGTGGACTACACTGACAGTGAGATTGCAGATGACCCCGCACAGCACAAGCAGAGCCACGTCATGGAGCTTCTAGACGCAGGAGAATGGACAGGAAACATCATAGCACTTCCCAACAACCGCGTGAGAGTCACACACCCAGCGTGGTTTGAAACAGGTGAAGGCGCACCAGACTTCCTACCATCACAGCATATCCACTACTCAAAGTCAGATCTGGACTACACCTTAGACACAACTCAGATCTTCAATAACCTCTATGCAGAGGATGAGTAAGTTACAGGGAACTTTTTAAAAATTTTTTCTGTAATACCCACCCCCCTAGGATTCCTAGCCACATAGAATACCGTTTAACCGCGTTTTAAGAGCCTTGTGGCACCCTTCTAACATCAAAGGGGTGGGGTATACCCAAAAACACTCTAAGGACGCTGTAGAGGCTTTATAGCTATTCAGCAGATAGGGGGATTGGATGAGTAGATGTTCATGTATATACGACCGCAGTGCCGCGTAGTGTCACGGGGGGATGGGGGCGGGTGGGGGTCAGGCCATCAGCCGTCGCCGAGCAGCCGGTCCAACCGCTTGCGCAGGTCCGCTTCGATATCGGATGCTGACCGCTCCGCATCGTCGGCCTGTTCAATCCTGTCGGTGAACATCGAAACCGTTTTGCCTAATAGCTCAAGACTTCTGACCCTAGCGCCATCAGTCTCCGCATTGTCGGCCTCTTCCATCAGCCGTTTCAAAACATGTTCTCTCAACCTTTGGTCCCTCGTGCGCTGACTGGCCTCCATATCAGCCTGTATGGCCTTAATCCTTGTGGCAACCTTGGGGTTCTGTGCCAGCTTGCATGCCTCTGACCATATGGTGCTGTCTCGCATGCTGTCGGCTGAATAGCAGTCTCTATACGCCTCACTGAGCATTGCACCCTTGGCCACCTGCATGGCGAATGCCTCTTGCTTGGATGTCAGCTTGTCTACCTTCCCCACTACCCTGAGATGGCCACCCTTGCCCTTGCCTGTATTCTTTCCCATTACCTTACCCCTACCAGTTTGCCCCTGCGGGTGCTTTCGCGGTTTTACCTGTCGGTCACCCTAGACTATCCGGCACCGTCTGAAAAGTTACCGGTAACCTACCCGCACCCCAAAATCTCAATATGCCCTCAATCGCTCTAGGAGGCCCGTACAGCGCCTTCAGGTGTTTTCCGGTGGTTTACTACCAAAAAAGTGCTAGAGGCGTTTTTAGCTTCCAGCCTACGTTACAGACCATATATGAAAATAAATGAAAAAAAATGTTCATAGATGGCAATAAAAGGGTTGTCTCAATCGTTTACTAGTATATAAACACCCTTACAGGCCCTGTACGCCAAAACTCTATGTCTGTGAAATGCATGGCTCACCTACCCCACTGAGTGGCGGGGCGGTGTCACCTCTCCCACCCGCGAGGCTGAAGGCTCGGACTACGCCGCTTCGCGGGGCAGCACCCAATGCGCTGATGCGGCTGGCTCCGGCTGGCCGCGCTTGTAGGCGGGGGCGTAAGTCTGGCAGGGCGGCGGCACGATGCCGTTCCTGCGGAGAGGTTCCAAAAAAAATCTAGGGCTGGGCGGCACTGTCGCCCTGCCCCTATTCATTTGACCCTTTTCAACCAACCAACCTTGGAGGTGTAACATGAAAGAGCAATTCTACATTTTCGCTGACTGCGACTTGATCGAGGTCACCTGCTCACTGGCCCGCGCAACCGACGTTGCTAAGGCACTGCGTGAACGCCACTGCGGCTACCTCGCCGACAAGGTGACGGTCAAATCCTACATGGTCGATGTCTCAGAGGTGCAAGCCGCCTCTGACCGCTATGACGCCATCGTGTCGAACGCTTCCGGTTACTACTTTCAATCTGGTCAATAGGAGATTGCCAACATGAAAAACGTCACAAGCCACACCGGCATTCTGGAAATCGTCAAGCGCATGGATAACAGCGTCAACGGCAACCCGCGCTTCATGCTGCGCTGCGACGGCTGGACATTCTGCACCCAGCCCGACTGCATGGTCGCCTACATGATCGAAAACTATGAGGGCAAAATGGTGACTGTCCATATCGGCACTCACTATGGACGTTGCCAGCTGAAATCACTGTGGAAGCACGATGATGTGCTGGAAACACACGAGCGGATGCATCGTATAATTGCCGCTGACCATGGCTACAAGACGCTGCCATATATGCCCAAGCCTGACATGTCCTGTGGCAAGACCCAGATCGTCAGGGAAATTGCCGAGGAACAGGGCGTTGAAATTTTAGAGTTGAAGATGCCTGACGCATAACACTGGGGGCTTCGGCCCCTGTGTCTGCGCCTGTTGCTGGCGCACTGATGAGCCGCATGGTGCGGCCTTGGCCCAAGCATGGGCGAAACACACACCTTTTCGGGAGACCTGATATGCCTACAAAAAACACTTACGTCGATCCATTCGCTGACAACAACATTCTTGAAACCGTCCATGACCTGCAAGGTCAGGTTGTCACGCTTCAAGGCAACAAAAAGGCTGACACTCAAGCCATCAACGGCCTTGTCGTCGAGCAATACGCCCAGCTTATCCCTGCCGCTGTGTCGGTGGGTGTTCGCGTCACCACCAAAGATGTAGAAGGTGTTGGCGAAATCAAAAAGGGCAAGATGGTTGGCGGCAAACTTGCCATTGACAACTTCAAAGACGCCCTGAGAAAAGACGCCGCTTTTGAAGATGCCGTCGTGAAAAAGCGGTATGAAAACACCATCAAGGCCATCGTCGCCTTTGGGTGGGATAAGAACGCATCCAACCTGACGGCTGATGGCGTGAAGGCTGCCTTCTCTGACGCTGGCATCACATCCGAGGCCAAGCTGGCAGCGCATGTGAAACAGGGCAAGCATGTCGGTGAAATGGAAGCACTGGCCCAGCGTCTATTCGGCAAGCGCAACCATGATGGCGGCTTCAACGCCAGCAAGTTTGACGAGGCAGACTGGGCCGATTTCGACAACGAATATCGCCAGTACAAGGCGGCGCGTATCGCCGCCGACAAGGCAGCAGCCGAGGAAGCGGCCAAGGTTGCTGAAGAAAACGAGGTCGTCGACGCTGTCATGGATGCCATCGACGCCGCATAATCATGGGGGCTTCGGCCCCCTTTTCTTTTGGGAGACTGACCATGAAAAAACTTATCGGGCATGAGTTCGTCACGCTGATCGGCAAGTCACGCCACGGCAAGAACCGCTGCCATCAACACGGCACCCGCTGGCGTCTGACAGGCGATGGCATGTGCAAAGGGCAGCCATCGTGGCTGGTCATGTCCCTGCGCCCCACAGATCGGGGCAGCCATGATCAGCGTTGGATTTTCAAGACTGATGACCCTGACTTCATCATCAAGAAAAGTTCCATCTAACTTTTTCAACCTTCAACCTTCATCAATCAACCTTTTGGGAGACGTTTCGTTATGAAACTTTCACTTGCTAAGACTATTTTCGAGGCTTCATTCGACAGCCAGATCGCCAACCGCGAAAGCCGTGATGCTGACCGGACCATACCTTATGCCGAGGCCACTATGGGTATCGGCAAGACATCTATGGTGCAACAGATCACGACAGAGCGTGACTGGGGCCTGTACATCCTTTCGCTGGCATCGATGGATGCCGCCGAGGTGAACGGCATTATCGCGCTGATCGACGGTGAGGCTCACCGTGTGATGCCATTCTGGCTTCGCCGCATACACGAGATGGCCGCCAGCTATGAGGTGGTTGTCCTCTTCTTGGATGAGTTGCCACAGGCACCTGTCGCCAACATGAATGTTGGGCGTCAGCTTATCAACGAATGGCGCGTCGGTGAGTTTGAGTTGCCGCACAATGTCGTGATCTGCGCCGCTGGCAACCGCATGTCTGATCGGGCTGGCACCAACAACATGCCGTCGCATCTCAAGGACTGCCTGATGTTCTTGGAGATTGACCCTGACGTTGAGGACGCTATTGCCTACATGGTGGCCAACGGTGTGCATGAGGACGTTACCGCATATCTCCGCGCACGGCCTGAGTTCGCCGTCAAGTTTGATCGTGACGCCAACGCCAACCCATCTTTCCGTTCATGGGATCGCGTCAGCACCATCCTGTCATGGGGCCTGTCGCCTGTCGCAGAGGCCGAGGCTATCGCTGGTACGGTTGGCCGTCCTGCGACGGCTGACTTCACCGGCTTCCGCAAGATGAAAGCCAACATGCCTGACCTAGACGGCATCATCAGCAACCCTGACGGTGCCGAGGTGCCGCAGGATGCAATGGTTCTCTATGCCATGTCATCCGGCCTTGCCTATCGCATGACGCAGGGCAACGCTGGCAACATCGTCCGCTATCTCAAGCGGCTTGATCAGCAAGAGTTCGCTGGCTTCTGCATCAAGGACGCTGTCACTCGTGACCCTGAGATCAAGAAATCTGAGGCTGTCCGGCAGTGGATCATCAACGGTGGGGCTGATCTGTTTGCAGCCTAATCTATGGGGGGCGGTTCGCCGCCCCTCAAAAGTTCCATCTAACTTTTTGGGAGTACGATATGACTGATGCAAATCTCAAGGTTGCACAGGCCAAGACGCAACTGATGCTGCGGCATCCATTCTTCGGCTCATGTGCTGCCGGTCTCAACTTTGTCGAGACTGACAAGGTTCCGACTATGGCGACAGATGGCCGGTCCATTCTCTGGAACCGTGCCTTCGTTGACAGCTTGGACAAGGACCATGTCATGGGCGTGATCGCGCATGAGGTGCTGCACGTTGTCTTCAAGCACATGCTGCGTATGGGCAAGCGCGTCCACAAAAAGTGGAACGTCTGCACCGATATCGCCATCAACGATATCCTGATCGACAGTGGCTTCTCTATCCCTGAGCAAGGCCTGTTCAGCACCAGCAAGCCTGAGTGGAACAAGTTCAAGGGCTGGGCTGCTGAGAAGATTTACGCCGAGATGCCTGACGATGATGTGCCAGAAGATGGCCCAGCATGGGGTGAGGTCATACCCATGCAGGGTGAGGACGGCAGCGAGATGTCCGAGGCTGAGACCCAACAGGTTGAGGCTGAGATGGACATCAAGGTCATCATGGCCGCTGATGCTGCCAAGTCTCGCGGCAACCTTCCTGCTGCCATCGATCAGCTTGTGCAGGTCATGCGCCGCTCACAGGTTGACTGGCGTGATGTTCTGCATCGTTTCATCGGTGGTGACCAGCCTGACGACTACACATGGCGTCGGCCCCAGAAGAACGCATGGTTCAATCAGGGCATCTATCTGCCCAGCGTTGACCGCATGGGTGCCGGTGACATCATCATCCTTGGCGACAGTTCAGCCTCTGTGACTGATGATGAATGGTCCCACTTCCTTGGTGAGATCAACGCCATCAGTGATGAACACAAGCCCAACTCTGTCACGGTCATCACCTTCGACACCAAGGTGCAGACTGTGAAGCGGTATGAGCAAGGCGAGGTCATCGAAAAGGTTGGACTGTCCGGCAGGGGCGGCACTCGCGTCACACCGGCTTTCAACTATGTCGATGAGCATCAGTTGCCTTGTGACAACATGGTGGTCCTGACTGACTTGGAGATCACCGACTTCCCCGACAAGCCGGACTATCCGGTGCTTTGGGTATCAACCGACATTGGCTCCGACAAAGCCCCTTGGGGTGAGGTTGCCATTCTGAAAATGGGAGACTGATATGTATACACCTGATCAGCACAAGTTCCTGTCCTTCGCGGCAGAACAGATCGAAAAGGCAAGGAAGGAATGGGGTGCGCCCCATTCCTACATCCGGCAGCTAAAGGGCGGCTCTAGGTATCGCATGTCTGGTGATGCTGACGCCTTCAATGACAGCCTCATAGACATCCATCGTGATGCCTCTGATGCCTTCTTTGAGTATGTCCATAACCTTCAGCGTTCCATCCAGCAGATCCGGCTGGGCCGTCGTGAGGTTGAGGCCTATCGCCCACTGGCACGGCATGAGAAGGACAGCCGCAAAGCAGCTGGCACTGTTCTGGACCTTGCCTTCCCACGGTCACGGTTTGATCTGTGGATCAAGGGTGAGCGGCATGCAGAGGATAAAGAGGTTGGCGTCAGCACTGACGGCAGCGACTACTGGGTGCGCAACCATGTTACCGTGTCTCAGGCTTGGGCAAAGACTGTCTATGAGCGGGGCATCCCCATCATCAATTCATCAAAGGGCTTGCGCTTTGTTCTGTCTGCCAAGCCCAAAGATGTTCGCGGCGTCACCGAGACCACTAGGGTGTTTGAGGTGAAGGCCTTTGGGATTCATCAGAAGAAGGCCTTCAGCGATGATGGCTGGCTCATGGTTCACGGCAGCAGCACAGAGACACAGCCTGTCTGGGACTTCACCGAGGGCGATAAGAAATATGCACAAAACAATGTGCATGCCTTCCACAAGTATCTGGGCGACTGCAAGGCTCTGTTTGATCGCAGGGTCAAGAAGTATGTCCTTGATCAGTTCGACATCTAATCAAGATTGGGGGCGGCTATGCCGCCCTCAAAAGTTCTATGTAACTTTTGGGAGAATGAAATGATGAAAGCAGAAAATCGTGTTGAGGTTCGACAAAGGTATTGTCCCTTGTGCGTTTCAGAAGATGTTGAGGTTTTCTACAAAGAAACCACCCTGTCTGCTGATGATATCCAAGACATCACATACGATCACCCTCATGTATTCTGCAAAGAATGTGGCATCAACGCAGCCTTTGAAGGCGTTGAGGCAATGGAAATGGCGGTGAAAGAAGCTGAAGAAAACAGTATCGACATTCGCGAATATAATGAGATGACCAACCGTCTTGTCGAATACTACTTGGATGCAATTGAAGACCCAGACACTGCGATCTTTGTTGTGAAAGAGTATGTACACAACATGTCAATCGATGAAATGAAACAACAAACTTTGGGAGAATGAAATGACTAAGAAACTTTTTCCTCAGCATCTTTATAGCCAAGAAGATCGGATGCGGTTGATCAAGGTGCGCGAGAGCTACCTTGATATTTTCCGCACAAGGCCGTGGATGCGAGTTGAAAACCCTGAGTTGTGGCAAAAAATCGTTGACCAATTTGATGAAGTCACGACGCTTCTTGAAGAAGACGAGATGGAAATCACGCGACTAACTTGCACCCGAAAACTTGATGACAACGAACAGCTTCTAATCAAGAAGATAAACGGCAGAGAGCATCCTCTGGGAGAATGGGAGATTTGTAATGACTGAAGAACAAGCCAAAACCTGTCAGGCATTTGCTGATGCCTATCGTGATGCCGTAGACTGTTGCAAGTCTATGTCTGACTTGGACATCCACATCCGAGAAGAGATGGAAAGCAAGGGTTATCACATGATCGATGAAGATCGTCCAAACGATTTTCGCAACTATGAGAGGGTAAGCGATGCCTAGCATATCACTCGACGGGCCAAGGTTCGAGGTTCTCAAAGACGGCTTCATCCTTGGTCAGTTCAAACATCTAAAGTTTGCTTTGATGTTTGCCGACACTTTAGACGGTGGCGTTTGGAAACCTGACGGCACCTATTCGATCTATGACCGTGAACACGGCTGGCTGAAAGAAAGGGAAATCATGATCAATCACGATAACGCGCCAGAGTTCGCCTATCTCGGCTTCACCTACAAGCCCTGCATCAACTATGAAGATGACGAGGGTATCCGCAAAGCAACCCACTACGTTCATCGTAATGGTCAGGAGAAGCACGACTTTATCATCGACGCTTCACCTTATGACTGGCTCAGTCTTGATGAGTTCCAACGTGAGGTTGATATGCGTTGTGGCGGCGTGCCTCTTGTGACCGAGGACGAGGTGCAGGATCAGTATCTGGCTGATGGCCTCAAGGCATCAACCCTTGTGACTGTGATCACTGAACTTGCCAATGGTGACTTGGACCCAGCAGAGTTCCGCAAGTTTGTCCTGTCCGAGATCAAAGATGATGGATAAGGACTGGACGCTGAGTTACCTGTCCTCAATAGCAGGGCAGGTGACCGCAACATCAGGCGAGGGCATGACCACCCTGATGTATGCGTGGGCCGCAGACAAATCACCAGATTACTGGCTGCGTTTCATTGTCGATGACAATGGAAAGCTGGGCGTCATCATCGATGAAGATTGTGCGCCAAGTAATCAAATGTATTCGGTGATCGGGTACTGCGATTATCACAACATCCCATTCACACTAGGTTACGAAATGGAAGAGGAAGAAAATCATGGCTACAATTAAGCAACTATTCTTCTGGTCCTTCGTTGTATTCTTAGGGCTGATGATAGCGACTGCCGGTGCAGGGTATGCTGAGAACCCAAGCAACAATCTTTGGGTTGGCGTCGGCATCCTGTATACCGGCATGGGCATGCTGCTCTATGGCGTCATTCAAATGGTTCGGAGAGATAGAGATGAGTGACAATCTCAACATTCAAGATGCCAAAGAGGCATACATCAAAGAGTGTCATGCTGTCGGCGCTATGCCGCGCATGGTAACTTACATGACCTTCGACAAATACAGTGAACAATACACTATCGGCAACACACGCGATGGTGATATAGCAGACCTCCAACCCAATGGGTTCGTTCTGCGTATGCACTGGAACAAACCGAAAAGCTGAGGGGAGGTTGACGGTAGCGCGAGGCTGCCGGTGAAAGTATGTCGTGGCCCCTCAGTGTTCCCAACCACGGCATACACCTCGCCCAAATAAAAGGGGCGGCCTTTTGAGGGGCCGCCCCAGTTTGTACTTAGGAGGAAATCACGATATGATCGTGACCTCAAAAGTTATATATAACTTTTCCAATGTCAACTACTATCATCATCCTGTCAAAATGGCGTGTCGTATTCTGGCGGCGT